CAATAAACTTGAATTTCAAGGTAATGATATTGTGGGTGAAGCATCGATACTGAACACCCCTATGGGCGAAGTTGTAAAAGGCTTACTTGATGGCGGAGTTACATTCGGTGTATCGACTCGTGGTATGGGAAGTTTGAGCCAGCGTAATGACGCAATGGTTGTTAATAGCGACTACATTCTTAACGCGGTAGATATCGTGCAAGATCCATCTGCTCCTGGAGCTTTTGTTAATGGGATTATGGAAGGCGTTGAATGGATTTGGAATAACGGCATTATAGAAGCACAAACACTTGAGAAAATGGAGACTGAAATTAAACAGGCTCCACGAGCTAATCTCTATGAGACACAGGTTCGTGAGTTTAAGAATTTCCTCTCGTTAATGAAATCGAAATAAGGAGTCAAAAATGACTGATAAAGATATCGTAGAAGATCAGGACGTGGAACTCCAAGAGAGTGAAGAGGAAATCTCTGAAATGCAACACGATCCTAAAAATGCAGAAGCTCAGTCAATAGCTGCTACTGATAAAGCTGCTGATGCCACTGGAACCGCTCCAAAGCGTAAAGGTGACCAAACTAAGAAAGATCCTATGATTAAAACTAAAGCTGGCATGATTGCCGCATTGGTTGGAAAAATGCAGGGTATGAACAAACAAGCCATTACAGCAATGTACCATGGCAATGAAAGTTTTGCACCTGAAGGCGAGTCAATCGCTGAAGATGAAGTTAAAACTACTGTAAACGTAGAAGTAGACTTCAAGGACGATCTTAAAGCATTAGTATCTGAAGAAGCAACATTGTCAGATGCTTTTAAAGAAAAAGCTGAAACTATCTTTGAAGCTGCAATCAATTCAAAAGTAAATGCTGAGATTGACAGATTAGAAGAAAAGTACAACGAAGAACTAGCCGAGGAAGTTGAAACAACTAAGGCAGATCTTGTAGAGAAAGTAGACAACTATCTTAACTACGTGGTTGAAAACTGGATGGAAGAAAATAAATTAGCTATTCAAAACGGTTTAAGAACTGAGATTGCTGAAGACTTTATGAATAAGATGAAAGATCTATTCACAGAATCTTATATCGCAGTACCTGATGAAAAAGTTGATTTAGTAGACGATTTAGCTGACCAAGTTGAAGAGTTAGAGGCAACTGTTAACGAATCAACACAGAAAGCAATCGACATGGCTGTTGAACTTGAAGGTTACAAAAGAGAAGCTATCATAAGAGAAGCTACTAAAGACCTAGCCGAAACTCAAGTTGAAAAGCTCAAGTCATTAGCAGAAAACGTAGATTTCGATGATGAAGAAACTTTCGCACAGAAAGTGGCTCAGTTAAAGGAATCATATTTCGCTAAAGCTACAAAGTCACAGGATGATTCAATCGAAGAAGAAGATTCACCAATTATAGAAACTTCAGATTCAATGGCTTCATACCTTAACGCAATCAAGAAAACTCAAGTTAAATAGGAGAGCAAGATATGAACGGTGTATCTTACGATAAGTTAATCGAAAAATGGAATCCTGTACTTTCTGAAGAATCAGCAGGTGCAATTAAGGACCATCACAGAAAAGCTGTTACAGCTGCAGTGCTCGAAAATCAGGAAATCGCTTTAAGAGAAGAGGGAATGATTAACGAAGCCGCACCTACAATGGCAACAGGCGCAGCCGCAAACTGGAACCCTGTATTAATCGCACTAGTCAGAAGAGCTATGCCTAACCTAATGGCATACGATATCTGTGGTGTACAACCAATGTCTGGACCAACTGGTTTGATTTTTGCAATGAAGTCATTGTACAAAACAGCTAGAACTGGTGTCAGCGTAAACGATGAAGCATTGTTTGGCGAAGCAATTTCAGGTTACTCAGGTGACTCTGCAACAACACCGCCTGCAGATGGATCAGGTCTCGCTGGTTTAACAGATGGCGATAATGACAGCACAATTGCTGACTCAGCTGGAACTGCATTAGCAGGTGTCGGTATGTCAACAGCAAATGCTGAAGGTTTAGGCTCATCTGGTCAAGGACCAAATACATCCTTTGCTGAAATGGGTTTTACAATTGAGAAATCAACTGTAACTGCAAAATCAAGAGCTCTAAAAGCTGAATACAGTTTAGAACTTGCTCAAGATCTTAAAGCTATTCATGGCTTAGATGCTGAGACAGAATTGGCAAATATATTGTCAACTGAAATCTTAGCTGAGATCAACAGAGAAGTTGTAAGAACTGTAAACTCACAGGCTAAAGTCGGAGCACTACAAACTAACACAGCTATTAACGGTATCTTCAACGTACAGACAGATGCTGATGGTAGATGGTCAGTAGAAAAATTTAAAGGATTAATCCTTCAAATCGAAAGAGAAGCTAACGTAATTGCAAAAGAGACACGTAGAGGTAAAGGTAACTTTATGATCTGCTCATCTGACACTGCATCTGCATTAGCAGCTTCCGGTATGTTAGACTACACTCCTGCAATGTCAACAACCTTACAGGTAGACGACACAGGTAACACATTCGCTGGTGTATTAAACGGTAGAATGAGAGTCTATATTGATCCGTATTCAACAACAGACTATATAACAGTAGGTTATAAAGGCACAAATCCATATGATGCCGGTGTATTCTATTGTCCATATGTACCATTAACAATGGTAAGAGCTGTTGGTGAAGAGACATTCCAGCCAAAAATTGGTTTTAAAACCAGATATGGTATGGTCTCAAATCCATTCGTAGGTAGCACACCTGCAGATGGTCTAGCTACAGCAAAGACTAATCAGTACTACAGAATATTCAGAGTTGACAATATTCTAGGTGCGTAAGTCTAGTACTTAATATTAAAG